AAAGATTCTTTTAATTTTGAACAAACTCACTTATATATATGTATATATAGGTTATAATAATAAGGAGAATGAAAATGGAAAAACATAAATTAACTCGATTTATTGATAAATATCATTTGAGTGGTAACGTCAATTCTGTAATTTTAAATAGTAGTAAGAAAACTTTACAGACTAGGTTTATGACTGGAGACAAATCACTTTTAGGTGAATTATCAATGAACGGTTGGTCTTTTGAAGATATTAAACTTGGAGTTTATGATACAGAACAAATGGTCAAACTTTTAGGTGTATTATCTGATGAAGTTGAGTTGAATTTAATGAAAGCAGGAGATAAGGCTATAGCATTAAAAGTTGAAGATGGTAATGCTCATGTTAACTATATGTTATCAGACTTATCTGTAATTAATAATCCACCTGCATTAAAAGATCTTCCAGACTTTGGATTACAAATAAAAGTAGATAATACCTTTATTCAAAAGTTTATAGCTGGAAAATCTGCATTATCAGATACGGATAGTTTCACCGTTATTTCAGAAAATGATAAGGTTGAATTGGTTATAGGATATTCAAAAATAAATACTAACAGGGTTACAATTCCTGTAAGGACAGAAACTTATACTGAAATCAAAAAAGTTTCTTTTAACGCTGATTTATTTAGGGATGTATTAGTAGCAAATAAAGAATGTGAAAGTGCAGTACTTGAAATTAGTGAACAAGGGTTGGCACGTATAAATTTTAAAGTAGATGAATATAATGCTACTTATTATTTAGTTGCAATTACTGATGTTGACTAATGGAAGGTTATGTTGATACATCAAAAGTATCACTTAGATTAGTTTCAAAACCAATAGCTAGAAAGTTTATAGAGAAGAATCACTATAGTGGTAGATTATCTTCTTGTAGATATCCAATAGGTATATTTTATCAATCCGACAATGAACATAAGTTTTTTAATGAAAAAGAGGAAAAACTTATTGGATGTATTGCTTATGGATTTCCAATAGGTAGAAGAGTTCTTGGTTCTATATTTAAAAAGGATTTAGAACTTACTACTAAAAATATATTGGAACTAACTCGATTAGTTATTTATGATGATTATGGAAAAAACATAGAATCGTTTGTTATTTCACAATCGTTTAAATGGTTAAGGAAAAATGCTCCAGATGTAAAGGTATTAATATCATATGCCGATCCAGAACAGAATCATACTGGGAAAATATATCAAGCAACTAATTGGTTGTATCAAGGATGTGGTGATATTCAAATGGCACCTACGTTCAGTTTGAGAATAGAAGAAGATGGAGAGTGGATTCATAGTAGAACTGTTTATTCTATGTATGGTAGTAGTAATGCTGAACATTTAAAAAATCAAATTGGACATACTTTTTGGTTAAAGAAGGAAGCAGAAAAACATAGATATTTATTTTTTCTTGGTAGTAGAAAAGAAAAGAAACTATTTATTACTAACTTGAAACACCCTCTGTTACCTTATCCGAAAGAAGCTTTAAATAAAGCAGAAATTATTAAACACGAAGTAAACGAAAAAGGATTTTATGAAAAGTAATACCTTATGGGTAGAAAAGTATCGGCCCTCTTCTCTTGACTCTTACATTGGGAATGATCATCTCAAAAGTAAGGTCAAGGTGTATCTAGAGAGTGGAGACTTACCGCATCTTTTATTACATGGAAAGGCTGGTACGGGTAAGACCACTCTCGCAAAAATATTGATGAATAATATAGATTGTGATTATTTATATATTAATGCGAGTGATGAAAATAATGTAGATACTGTAAGAACTAAAATTAAGAATTTCGCTTCTTCTGTTGGATTTAAAGATTACAAAATTGTTACGTTAGATGAGTGTGATTATATTACACCAAATGCACAGGCAGCTCTTCGTAACTTAATGGAAACTTTCTCGAGACATTGTAGATTTATTTTGACTTGTAACTTTGTTGAACGTATAATTGACCCTATACAAAGTAGGTGTCAATCCTTTCAAATAATTCCACCATCAAAGGGAGAAGTTGCTCAAAGAATGGTTCAGATTTTTGAAGAAGAAGAGGTTAAGTTTGACTTAGATGATTTAAAGATATTAATAAATTCAGGATATCCAGATATTCGTAGAGTTATTAATTCAGCACAACGGAGTGTTATTGATTATGAATTAAAGTTGGATAAAGATAGTATAATACAAAATGATTATAAATTAGAATTGTTAGAGATACTTAAAACGCAAGATAAAAAAAATGCATTTAAAAATATAAGACAGTTGGTAGCTGATTCACAAATTACAGATTTTGCTGATTTATTTAGATTGTTATATGATGAAGTTGATGGTTATGGAAAAGGTCATGTTGCAGAATGTATTTTAATAGTTGCGAAGTATGAGTTAAGTGATAGTCAGGTAGTTGATAAAGAAATCAATGCTATGGCTATGTTAATAGAACTATTGGGAGTAATAAAATAATGGACGAAAAATATTGGGGTGAAAAGAAAGCCCCACAAAAATCAGTACAAAAACCTAAAGCTGAAGAAAAACATATATCTGTACAAGAAAATAAAATTTATTATTATGCCAACGTAAATAGAGATAGTGTATCTGAACTTAATAAAAAAGTTGGTGAGATAGAATCTAAAAGTTTGACGTTAGCATATAATTTAGATATAAATCCACCATCTATTAAGATATTTATAAATTCAGGTGGTGGTTCAATCACAGCAGGTATCTCATCTATGGATACAATATTGAGAAGTAAAGTTCCAGTTGAAACTTATGTAGATGGATTTTGTGCAAGTGCAGCTACTTTTATTTCCGTAGTGGGAAGTAAAAGATTTATGAGTAGAAATTCTTATATGTTGATACATCAATTATCTTCATCATTATGGGGAAAATATTCTGAAATAGAAGATGAGAAAAAGAATTTAGATTTAATGATGGAAACAATTAAAAATGTATATAAAGAATATACTAAAGTTCCAATGAGAAAAGTTGATGGAATATTGAAGCATGATTTACTATGGGATGCTAAAACGTGTTTAAAATATGGATTAATAGACGAAATTATTTAGGAGTTATAAAATGAGTATGCACCCACAAAAACCTTTACCAAAAGCACAAGTTAAAGTAGATTTAAAAGATGCAGAAACTATTAAATGTAAGAGTTGTAATAATTATTTATTTATTACTTCATTTATACTAAAGAGGTTATCTGCGTTAGTATCACCTAATGGACAAGAAGCACTTATTCCAGTTCAGGTTTATAGTTGTGGAAATTGTGGTGAGGTTGCAGAAGGTATGTTAGAGGGTAGTGGATTAGATGTCGAAGAAAAAGAATGAATCAAAACCTAAAAAGGAAAAGAGAGTTAGTGCAGCTGGTAAAGGTGATAAAATTAGAAGAGGTATATCTATAGATGAGTGGGGTAAAAGGTGGGAAGCGATCTTCCGTAAAAAAGAAAGCACCGTGGTTGTGGACAAAGGATCTACTGACGAGTCAGAAGGAACGACTTGAAGATTATTCAGATTATGAAATAAAGAGTTGGTCTAATTATATGATTAATCGGTTTTTATCTATGAAGAGTGATTGGATAGAAATTATTAATGAAGTTCAAAAATATCCAATAAGTTCAAAAGAATTATATAGGGTTTATAGAGATATATTTCCTAGAAAAAGTCAATTTTTAAAATATGTTAAAGGAAAAAAGAATATGAGTCATCAAAAATGGGTAATAGATCTTATTGTAAAACACTTCGATGTAAGTAGTACTGAAGCGATAAGTTATTTAGAAACTTATTATCTTACAGAGCAAGGTAAACAAGAACTATTAACTATTATTCAAAGTTATGGTGTGGATCCAAAAGAAGTTAAGAAACTTAATTTGCGATGAAAGTTAGAGATTTTACGGTAGAAGAAGTTCTACGTAGATCTATAGCACCATTCATTGAAAAATATCATTATTCTCAAAATGTAAATGGAGTTCAAAGTACTCATTGTTTTGGGTTATATAAAGAAGGAAATTTTGGTTTACCAACTATGATAGGTGCTATGATGTATGCATGGCCTTCAATGCCAGCAACGGCTAAAAAATATAATCCTGATGATCCACTTAGAATATATGAACTTAGAAGGTTAGTGTGTATTGATGATACACCAACTAATACAGAAAGTTATTTTATAGGAAATACATTAAAATGGTTAAAGAAAAATACAAATATACAAGTTATAGTATCATTCGCAGATCCTCATCATGGACATAGTGGAGTGATTTATAAGGCTTCAAACTTTATATACAAGGGAGAGACTGGAAAGGGCAGTATTTTAATGGTAGATGGAAAGGAAATGCATTCACGTTCCTTAAATCAACGAAAACGCCCATATAGTAGAGAAATTAAGAGAAGGTATGATGCAGGAGATCCAAATATCTTTGTAAAAAAATTACCATCAAAGCACATTTATGTGTATTATTTAGATAAACGATTAAGGAGAAAGTATGAAGAATAAAGAGTTAAAATTAATGTATAAAGAATTAGATTATGGTGTAGATACACAAAATAATATAATATATTTATCAGAAACGTTGTCCATTACCGATGTAAGAGATGTTAGTTCTAGACTTGAAATGTGTAGAAAAGTAAATGGAGATAAACCTATAGATTTAATATTATCATCTTATGGTGGAGATGTATATTCTATGTTAGGTATTATTGATTATATGAGATTAATGGATGTTAAAGTAAATACACGTTGTTATGGAGCAGCTATGTCCGCGGCAGCTGTAATTTTAGCATGTGGTACTGGCGAACGAACTATGTCTAAGAATGCTACGGTTATGATTCATGAAGGTTCTATTTTTGAAGAAGGTAAGATTTCTGATGTCCTTAAATCTTCAGATCATTTAAAAGAGTTACATAAAACTATCAATAAAATATTATCAGAAGTAACTAATAAAGATGAAGAGTATTGGACTGAAAAAACAAAAACAGATTTGTATTTAACAGCAGAAGAATGTTTAGAATTTAAAATAATAGATAAGATAGAAGGGGTATAAAATGGCTAAATCAAAGATGATAAAAGAAGCCAAAAATAAACAACCTTATGGGAATAAAAAGGAAAGTAGTTTAGATGTTGTTTCTATAATGGAAAAAGAATATCCACAAATGATGGATGAATTCAAAAGGATTCAACAAGAGCAATATGAATTATTTGC